TTTTATTTCTAGGAGGCATTCCACCTTTTTTAAGGGATAACATGTCCCCATAATAAGACAGATCCATAAACTACCCTCCAGTAATTGTTATAGTAACACTTCCACTTGCGCCTGCTAAATTAAAACAGATTCCTCTTTTAAATAAAATACCTGAACCAGGAATATAAACCGATAGGCCTTCATCTGAGTATTTAAATGTAGATACTAATTTTATTGCTGAGGTAGCCATTTCGGCAGCTGATATATTATCGTATAATAATAAAACAGAACTATCTATACCTTTACCTTGAATAGAAGTAATTCTAGCTCTACCCAATCTAGATAAAGTGTTTGCTCCTATAGTGTCTAAAAGTAAGGTTGTTTGGTCACTTGAAAAAGATCCTCCACCCGACATATAAATTACCCGTTTGTAGTTGTTAAACCAGGAGCAGAAAAGTTATCAGTGAATACTGTAAATCCTATTAGATTTGTAAAAACAGAACAGTGAATACCTGCTGGAAATACAATACCATCTTCTGGAATATTTAAAGTATAAATATCATTTGCCGGAACATTAACGCTTAATAAAACAGCTCCACCATTTCCATTAGTTAAAGTTAAAATACCTGCTGTTCCTGTAGCTGCCGCTGAAATTCCTCTTAGTCTAGTGGGAGGAGTTACAACAGAACCTGTTGCTGCTTGTTGAGTGGCTTGTATATCTATTTTGTATCCCATAATATTATCCGTTTGTTGTTGTTAAATTTGGTCCACTAAATTTATCTGTAAATGCTGTAATTCCAGTTATATTAAGTGCTGCTTGAATTAAAATTCCTCTAGAACAAAGAATACCAGCTTCTGGTATATTTAAAGTAAATATAGCTCCACTAGGAATATCAAGACTAAGTACAGTGTATGTAGAACCACTTACTAAAACAATGTCTCCAGTTCCTGCTCCAGAAGAAGCAACGGAAAGAGCTTTTAGTCTTAATGGAATTCCAGAAGTAGTTCCTCCCACAATAATATTATAACCAATTACATCTATACCATCATTATGATTTAAACCAGCATCATTAGTTTGTTGATTATAATTTCTTGTTAAACCTGAAAAAGTTTTAGTACCTGCTGTTAAAGTAGTATACTTTATTAATTCTGTTCCTACCTCAATAACACCTCCACCGTCAGCTGTAGTAGGGAAACCTGTTATATCATCTACAACAACAGATGTAGACGCAGCTGTTAAAGCTCCATCTAGTGTTGTTTCTAAATAACCTGTAGCATCTCTTCCAGTCATTGAAAGTGCTACATTGGTTGCTTCTATATCTGACTTAAAGCCCATAAAATCCTTAGTAAAGGGCTCCCGAAAGAGCCCTTAAATTATTTATTATTGAGTATCAAAAGGTGTAGCAACTGTGCCTGCACCAATTAATAAACCCTCAACCATATAAAGATTTGCTGCAACTGCAGTAAATTTAATTCTTGAACCAACTAAACCACCTGTAGTAGCAGTTCCAGCTTCACCGTTTAAGTTTAGTTCATTGTTTGCTGCTGCGGGTACAAATGCTTTTTTTGCACCGTTATCTACACCAATCATTATTGAACCAACAAATTTATCTGCTGTGTTAGCTGTTTGGATTGTACCAGTATATTCATCTGTAAAAAGAATTTCAAAAGTAGTTCCAATAGTATTTGGGTTATTAGGATCTCTTCCTGGTCCTGCGTTGTTGCTTCCACCTGTACTGATAATACTTGGTAATGTAATTGCAGTTGGTGTTCCTGCTGGATCCATAAGCATTAGTCTTCCAGCATTAGTAGCTACTGTCATGTTAGTAGCGAATGTGTTTGCTTGTACAGCACCTGGTCCTATTGATTGAAAACCGTTTCTTGATCTAACTGGGCCGTCAAAAGTTGTGTTTGCCATAATATTTTCTCCTTTGTATAGTTTTTAATTTTGTAGTCTCTATATCGTCTGCCTAGCCAGTCTACAAAATAATTTATTTACTAGGTCTTTTTAGTATACACAAAAAAAAGGGGGCTCGAAAGCCCCCTTAAATATTAATACTGTTATAAAGTATTAGCTAGTCGGTAAATTTCCGTTACCAAATATAGCTCTAGGGTCAGACCAGCCGTAGCTGTATCTTTCTCTAGCTTTAAATCTAACGTTTCCAGTATCGAAGTCACCTTCCATAGCAGTTTTCAATGGTGCTCTAACGAAGTGTTTAAGTCCATTAGGTACATCAGTCAAAAGATAGAATGAATCTGTATCAGTTAAAAAGTTATTCACTCTGTAACCTTGAGGTACCATTCCCATTTGATAGATAGCATTGATATCGTTATCTGCAGTACTTGTTCTATTAGGAGATTTCATCAATCTTTCAGCTGTGAATTGTAATTCTTTTGGAATTATCATTTTCATTCCCTGAAGAGCGATTCTTAAACCTCTTTCATCAACAAATCCTGCGATGTCAATTAACGATTGCTCTAGTGAAGTTTCGTTCAAGTCAGATGGAGTAGCTAATCTGTTACTAAAAGTACCGCCAGTAGCTAGTGGGTGAGCATTATTAATTAATGATACTCCGTCTCCACCTGTTACTGCAGTAAATTGAGCTTGGTTTAGTACCTGCGCTGCTTTTACTTGCTTCGTATTCGACATAGATCTTGCAAGAGCTCTTGTGTATCTTGCAGCTAATCTGTCGTATAGGTTATCTTCGATTGCTTCTTCCGTGATAGCAAATGCTAAAGCGATTGTTTCGTGTGTGTAACGTGCAGTAAATGTTTCTTGTGCATCGTCAAAAACAACTCCAGCGCCCTCTTGTTTAGTGGGTGCAGAAGCGAAACCGCTTAACATTACTTCTTCTTCGAAAGCTCTGTCAGATGTTTCAGTCATGAAAATCTCTTTATCTTGATTTTCATATCTGTTGTATTCCAGGCCAAATAAAGCATTTAGACCTGGCTCTAGTTCTTTAACTAGTTGTGCTCGTGATATAGCCATAGTTTATTTCCTTTTATTTAACCCTACGCCAGACCGACTGTTGCCGCTCTGTAGAAGTGATTGTTGATTCTAACAAGAATATTCCCATTAGCTGCTCCCTCAGTTGAGTTAGCTGGATCTTGCGAAATATCAATTGCTTGAATTACGTAAGTAACCTGCGTTCCTGACTCTGAGTAGTCTAGCTGAACTTGAGAGTTCCCTGTTTGTGTTACGCCACCAGCTGTAGTAACTGAATAGTTTTTAAATAAATCCGCAGCACTAAAAGTACCATCAGAATCCACTAAAAAAACTGCATCTGGGTCATCTACAACAAAAGCAGTAATACCGCCTTGTGTTGGAGTTATGCCACCAGGATAAAAGTTTTTCCAAGTTGGTTTCTGAGTTGTTGGATCATTATAAAAACATCCGTTAAATACACCCACAACAGCGTTAGAAGTATTACCAGTATGTCTTTCAACATTTCCAGCGGCAGTTGGTATAACCAAATCCCCTTGAAATATTGCAGTTGCATAACCTGCTGCTATTCTATATCTGTTCTGAGCTCCAACTAATGGTGTACCGTCTAGTTTTCTGTAAGGTCTAAGACCGAACTTTTCTGATACGTTTGCCATATTGTTTGTCTCCTATTTAAACGTTGTTAATAAAGACCACTGTAGGTATTGCAAAAAAATTACTTCTTGTTTCTACCACCAAAGGTCACTCTGGATTGCCTCTCAATATTGATTGGCATCTCCGGGTGCTGTTCCTTCATAAGATCTGAATCAACGGATTTCATTCTGTCGTCTGTTAACCTTTTAAAATAGGCTGCTCGTTGTTCAAGTATCTCTGTTGGTATCCTTGCCAGCACAAGGCCCCCAATCCCGATTAACCCCTTATGTTTGCCTTCTTCAAGAATCGGATATCCGTGACTGTCACCTATTTCACTTATTAGTGTGGCAGCAGTTACAAATTCCCAACCCTCTCTAAGTTTTCTTGATACATTTGTTGCATCATCAAAACCTTGAATGGTAGTTCTTATCCAACGATGAGAAAAACCATGTGGTGCATCTGGGGCATCCAAACTGGATGATGGAGTCCAAGATTTAGGAGCTTCTTTTTTGCTTCTATCCTCTGAACTGCGTGAAGTTTTATCTATTTTT